ATAATGCGGGTGATATAAGAAACAAGTCAATCATAGAAACTATTACAAAGGATAATATGTCTGATAAAAGCATAATGTGTTTATTTCACAAAAAAATACAAAAAAAAGCGATTATTATGGATGAAATTGATGGTATGAATAATGGTGATAAAGGTGGTATAAATGCATTAATAAAACTAATAAGGCCCAAAAAAACAAAACGACAAAAGAGTGAAGATACTACATTAATTCCTATTATTTGTATTGGTAATTATCATATTGACAAAAAAATAAATGAGTTAATGAAAGTATGTAATGTTTTTGAATTAAATAAACCTAGTAATGAACAAATAGAAACGATATGTAATAATATTATGCCAACAATAACCAAAAATTTAAAAATAAAATTAATTCATTATATACAGGGTGATCTGCGTAAATTACATAATATCTATAATATATATTGTAAAAACAACAATTTGTTAAATGAATATGTGGTGGATAATATACTAAAATTAAAATCATATAATCAAGATACAAAATCAATAACAAATAACTTGTTTAATAGAAATTATTTGATGAAGGACCATTTGCATGTAATGAATGAAACGGATCGTACAATAGTGGCATTATTATGGCATGAAAATATAATTGATAGACTAGAAAAATACAATATAAATAATTCATTGCCTGTATATTTAAAAATATTGGATAATATATGTTTTGCTGATTATATAGATAGAATTACATTTCAAAAACAGATATGGATATTTAATGAGATGAGTTCATTAATAAAAACATTCTACAACAATAGAATATATCATGAATTTATTAATATGGATCATGATAATATGAACAACAAAATACCTAACGAACAATGTCATAATAAACAACCGACCAAAATTACAAAAAACACAAAACTCGCAAAAAACATTGTTCCAGAAAAATCACAACAATTAGAGCCATCTCATAATATACGTTTTACAAAAGTGTTAACAAAGTATTCAACCGAATACAATAATTATAACTTTATACATAATTTATGCCAACAATTAGGAATGGACAAGAAAGATTTATTTGCATTTTTTATCAGTTTTAAAAAAAAATACATTAGTGATGTTGATTGTTTTAATGAATTATTAAATTTATTTGAAAATTATGAGATTAATAAATTAGATATTCAAAGAATGTATCGTTATTTAGATAAATCATTTAAAGATTCAAACACTATTGACGAAGAAATTGGATGGGAAATCGAGGAAGATGTAGGTGAATTTGATGGTTGAATTGTATGAATTTACCAATCATTTAACAATCCACCAGCAAATATATCAGGTGATAATTCACTTTTATTTCTATTGTCATTATTATATTGTCTAATTTGTTCGAAAATATCTGATTCATATTGATGATATACCATTGAACTGTTGTTTGAACCTTCCTTTAATGTTTCATTGAAAGACTCATTTCTATGTTTTATTATTTTTATCAATTTATCCAATAATTTTTTGTTGATTAAAAACCTCTCTATTTTATTGATTAAAAATTTATCATTTATAAATTGCTCGATGGTATTATCATAACGCTGATCATAACCATTTAATTTTTTATAATATTTTTCGTCATAATTACTAGTACCAATAACATTATTATCATTATTATTTACGATTGGTATAGGTATTGATTCAATATCATCTCCATAATCTATTTCGTCTATCGTTGTAAATAATATATTATATGACTTTGATTTTGCAAGAGATTTATATTGTGTTTGAAAACAATTTAGTAATAATACAACTATATTGAATAAAAACATAGTTGGTTGATTGATTAGTATTGTAATTATATAATACAAAATTATTATATAATTTACACATATATTTATTGGTATAAATATTACGGGGAATTAACATCTGTAATAGGATCTGAATTTGCTTTTGATAATTGCTCTTTCTTTTCTGCTATTTTACTTTCAAAAAACAATTTGATTTTCCCTTCTAAATAAGCGACTTTTTCTTTTAACATAGTATTTTCATTTAATAATTTTTGAATAACATTATGATTATATTGTAATTGCTGTTGCATTTGCTCTTGTTGAGCCATTACTTCTCTTTTTTTTGTAATTTCTTCCATTTGCTTTAAAACATCCGGTTTGTTTTCTGGTTTTCCTGGATCATAGTTATTTAATAATTCATCAATATCTACCAAAAAAAACTGTTTCACAAAATCCTCTTTTACAAAATCATTCACAACCTTTTCACTCTCTTTTACAAATTTATTAGGTGCTTGATTTAATAAAATTTTTTTATCAAAAGAATTGTGTACATGAGAAAAAACCAGAATACTTTTCATTGGATCCAACTGAACAAATGGAACAGAATAATCTTTTAAAAATGATTTTTCTTCAGCTAATGAAGCTAGTTCGTCATATTTAGTCATGTTTAATAACCTACGATGAAATGCAAATGTTGCAGCAGTCGCATGGTTTGGTGAATAAGGTCCAAATTGATACATTTTTTGTATATGCTTAAAAAAAATATACATCTCACTTGAACCAGCACATAATGCATGAGGGTTTTTTAATAATGTTTCTACCGCATGACTCACTCTTTCTGGTGGATAATAATCATCATCATCCATATATACTAATATATCACCCTTTGATTTTTCATGCATTAAATTTCGTTTTTTTCCCAAAGTCATTTTTGTATCATATGAAAAATATTTTATTTGAGGGACGTCAGATAACATGTCTCCTATCTTATCAGTACCATCGTCTATAATAATCCATTCCATTCTATCTTTTGGATATGTTTGATGTTTAAAACATTCGATCATAATAGGAATAAAGGGTCGTCTATTAAATGTGGGAGTACATATACTCACGAATGGTAAATTTTTTATTGATGATGCTTCTATAGATTGTGGTATAGAGTTTTTCTTTTTATCATTATTTTTATCATTCTTTTTATCATTCTTTTTTTGTTTTCCCATGTTGATTCAATAAATATATATTGATACATTTATTTAATTTTATATTATTTAACACATATATTCTATTTATCTAATCGGTCAGATTTACATGGGAATAACTGACATCGAGATATTTTCACGTATTTTATTATTGAGTGCTTGCATTTTTTGTAACAAATTATCAGAACCACCAGACTGTACTTGTACGTTTATTTGTGGTTGTTGTTGTGGTTGTTGTTGTGGTTGTTGTTGTTGTGGAGGTGAAACAGGATTTCCTTGAACTTGATTTACATGATTATCAAATTTTTGTATTTTATTAAGCTGATTTGCAATATTAATTGCTAAATCTCCACTTGTTACTGCACCAGTAAGAGCCCATAATACAGTAGATGAAAATTTGAATTGTGTGCGCTTTTCTGCTTGAACATAATTATATGGTTGTGTATCTTTTGTGCCAAAATCATTTACATTAGTAATTGGGATATTCATTAATATTAGTAAACCAATTACAACTGCAACAATTGCAGCATTTCTTTCTGTGGTTCCTAAATAAGCTTTAGCACCAATTATTATATAAATAGACATAATTATAAAAACAGGTGTTATCATATAACGCATTTTATTCACATATAACGTTAAAAATGTATAATTTTCTCCAGTTTTGCTACCTTCTGTAACTTTGGCTGCAATAAAACTAACACATAATAAACAGTATATTGTAATAAAAGGAAAAACAGCCATATTTCCAAAAAATAAAAATGGAAGAAAATTCATCAATATAAAAATGGTTTCAATCACAGTAAATAACCATGTAAAAGGCATAGAAAACAATGTTACATATACCCAATTTTGAACAAAATTAGGTTTATTTAATTTTTGTCCATCTTGTACTACAACTTGTGGTTTATTTAATTTCCAAATCCAAGAAAAAATACCTGCAAAAAATATATATAAGAAATAAATATTGGATAACAAGATATTAATAACAAAAATAAATATTAGTAAGTAACTACCAAATAATACCAAGACCCATTCATAAAAACTATTGAAAAATGAAAAACATATATTAATCATCGAAAAATTCAAGCAAAATAAATTTTCAAGTAGGTAAATAAAATACATGGTTGTTCCTGAAATTGTAGGTGATTCGTTTATTTCACGTAATTTATTCAGTAATGAAAATTGACTGTTTATCTGCTTACTATCATTTGCTGATTTGTCTGGTATGTATAAATATTGAAACAATAATTTTGTACTATAATCATCGCCGTTCAGTTTAAAAAAATTGACTTGTGATATTATAGAATCTATAATTGGCGGTAAGTCGGTATAAGGGGCACCACGAAAATCACTTGGTAAAATATTTGTTTGTGCGACTTTACACATCCATAATGCATATACGCCTAAAAATGATTGTATTATTACAGCTATAACTTTTAATCCAATATATTTTAAAAATTCTCCATATAATTGTGTAGTTGTAGTAGCTGTTGATTTTGGTGGAGCACCAAAAAGAGAAATACGCTGTAAATTATTGGTTATTTTTTTTTTTAATTTGTTAAATGCTTCTTTATTTGCAGCAGATGCATTTGACGCTATTTGATTAAAATTCAAACTAGATAATGCCCATGATAATAATTGTTTTGATATTACTCCAAAAAAATGGGCAATAATGCAAGCAATAATAAAAACATATGTGGCTAAAATAATTAGAAATATCCAACCACCTGAACTCATTATTTATTTGTTATTATTTGGTAATGATATTTGATATAATAATATTTTATATAATAATATTTGATATGAAATATAAAATATATGTATAATATACTATAATAATATTATTCTCTATTTTTAACAATAATTCGAAAAAATATACAATATTTTGGTATATAAATATACATGGCAAAAAATAAACAATTCGGTAACTATTCTAATTTTTTGCTGTTTTTAATGTGTTTTTTCATACTGTTTTTGTTATTTAGATGGATACATTTTTTGCTAAGTAGAAAATATTTACAACCTGGTACATATTTAGAATCATTTACATCGGCTGATAATATATATATAACTGATTCAAATAACAGCACCGAGAGCGCCGATAACACTAATAATAACACTGATATCAACAATAATAGTGCTCCATATGATATGTATAAAGCAAATAAAAAGCATAACAATAATATTGATATGTCCGCTTTTTCAAAATATACATGCAGTAATTGGTGCGGTCCTCAATCGCAATGTTTATTATCACGCGAACAATGCACTTCTGATGTAGATTGTAAAGGATGTAAAGATTTAACAGCATTAAATAATTATTATGACGATTCTAGTATAGATATTGGACAAAGTTATATGAATAAATCTACAAAAGATATACCAAAAGATGCAACTGAAGATATTTTGTCTGGTGTTCAAAACTTCAATAATAGTTTTGCTATATTCGACAAACTCAACTAATTCGCATATAATACACCACAATTACCACTGATAAATCGAACAACGTTTACTCTTTCTTCAAAATAATACAAGTTAAAATTGTAATCATAGATTCGCCATGTTGGTTTGTTTATACCTACAATGTTACCAGTTATAGGATCGCAAATAGTCAACACTTGTGCTAAAGGATCTAATTGAGGTATAATAGTGGTAAATTCCAATTCTATTTTGTTAAATTTAGACATATTAATTGCACCAGATGGTTGCAATACAAAAGGAGACGTATTTAAACAATAATTATAACAATATAAACCATTTGGAGCATTGCCTGGTGTTCTTGTATATTTTTCAATATAATTATAAACTCCTGCTGGTTGCATGTTTTCTCTATATTCACCATCAAAAAGTATTCCCATTGTTATTAATATTTCTTTAGCATTTTGAGAGTTGTAATCTCCTGTAATCATCCAACCTGTTAATTTACCGTCTGGATTAACACCAGGACCAATCAATACTGGTATTTTTTTACCGGCTGAATCCAATTGAAAAATAGGATAAATACCATTTGTAGGTGCTTGAATTAAATCATATGGTAAATAATTGTAAGGCCAGTTTGTGTAGTTACTCCATTCATTTCTTAAATTAGCATCACTTCGTTGAAAATAAAACATTTGACTAGCTACCATGCCTAACGAATTTAATTCTACTTTATTTGGACCAGTAACATTGTAAAAAATAGATTCATATACTTGTTTTATCAAATAAGTTTGCTCATTTAAAGCAAAAATACGAGACTCATCATTTGATAAAAACCCATATGTGCATATTAAATGAACATCCGCATTCCATTGAGATCTAGTGTCTAGATAGGAAGAAATACCAAGAGCAACATCTGGTGGAGGTTGTAAAAATCGATGTAATTGCATGTAATAGTAATTAAAATTAGGTGATACATATGGGAAATTATTGGCTTGATCTAAAACATCTCGAATTTGAAACATTTCACTGATAGGACGAAATGTTATGTTAACATGTAATTCATTGTATTGCAATGCAACCAATGGAAATGACATTTGATTGTTTAAACTAAACCATGAATTAATAGGAACGTATAGTATTGTACCACGAATAGATGGTTCCGCACCAGCAGGATTATCTGTATGATATGCATTTGGATATGAATTGACGCGTGATCCAGAATTTGCTGGGTCATTCAATTCTGGAATATTTCCAATCATTTTATCAAATAATGCCTTTTTGTCAGTTGGAAAATCACGTTGAACCATTGCTAATAAATAAGATCCAGAATATTCTTGTAATGTTTGATTACCACAAGTAA